GGAAGACATAGCGTTGGAAACCCAAGAAATAGAACGACGGCTTTCAAGTGGAGAGACAGGAAAAATCTCTTCCTTGTTAGGCGACGCTCTGCGCAAACTGACTGAATGGCCTCTGAAATTTAAGGACCCTGGCATACATAAGGCTTTGTCATGCTACAGGGACTTGTTGATTCGTCGACAAGAAAAACTTGCTTTCAGTTACTCAATGGCAATGAGAACACATGCTGACCGTCATCGACCCTGCATAGTGGTGCTTTCGGGCATCCCTAGACAAGGAAAATCGGTGGCGATTGACATGTTAGCGGCGGCATACCTCGGCCTCAAAGGCGAGGAGTTTCATCCCTCAAAGGTTTACACACATGCAATTGGTTCTGACTATTTCGACACTTACAACGGGCAACCGGTGGCGGTGTGGGATGATGTTGGACAGGACAGCACGAAGGAATCTCGAATCAAGGAAATGATGGTTTTCATTCGTGCGGCGAACAAGGCGACTTACAAACTGAACATGGCAGATGTTGATCAAAAAGGCAAGTTTTTCTTCTGTAGTGAGTTAATCATTATAACCACTAATTTGAAGGATATTGCTGGAAATTCGGGTCTTAGTAGTGAGGAAGCACTGCGGGCTCGACTTGATCTTTGTTTCGAAGTACTACGCGTCAATGACAATACGGTTTTCTACCCCCGGCCTCCGGATGCGCTCTTCAGCGATTATACGGAAATCACCAAGAAAACGGACAAGGGATTCTCTTGTTACGAGGTGGCACAGGCTATACACGGGACGGTGGACAATCATATTGCTAATGACGAAAGTATTAAGGAACAGACCAGGACGATCAACAAACGCGCAATGGACGACCAAACAAAACGGGAATCATTCAAATCGGCAGAATTTTTGAAGCGTTTCAAGGCACAAATGATGCAGGTGGAACCTGCGGACCATGGCGAAGCTATCCAAATGGCTTCGCTTGAGAACCTCAAGGAGGAGGCGTTTTTGACAAAAGCGACTCATCCTCAGGGACTCAGCTTGGAACAGCGACGTGAGTGGTACAGACAAATTACCGCTGACGTCATGAAACTACGGATGCCGGACGAGGAGCCCCCTGGCTTCACGTTCAACGAACTGCACTTCTGGATCATCTTACAAGACCTCATGATCAGGGGCGTGGACGTCAAGACTCACAAGAAACTAGTCTTATGTACGTACATGCTCGGAGCGGCAGCTGCTTATCCAGCTGCCGGTGTCAGTC